TACTGCCGGGCTGTCGTTCATCGAGTTGGCCAACGGCTTCACCAAGTATGCCGACTGGCTCAACGCCATGTACTACAACATCAACCCGCTCTACGACAACATGAGCGAGGCAGTCAACACCAACGCACCGACCCACGTGATCATCACCACCAACACCCGGACCTTCGAGATCCCGGTGAGTTCTTGGTCGGCGAAGATTTCGTTCGTCAACGACGTGCAAGAGGGCGGTACCATTTACCTGAAGTGGATCAAGCGGATGGTAAACGGCGACCTGCAACTCGGCGTCAGCGGTGTGCCGGTCCACAACTACTAAATAGGAGCATGGGTGGGGCCCCGCGCCCCATCCACACCACCTTATGGCGATTCTTTACGAGAAAGACTGGGAAAAGTATCCCCACGCGATTGTCGACGATCAGACCAAGAACAAATCATGGTTGGAGATCGCCGCCAAGTTCAAGAAGATGGGGGTCAAACATTGGTACTTCCCCCTGGCCCTGCTGCAACCGGAGCTGCGCAACTGGGATCCGTTTGCCCCTAACCTGCCGGATGAAATCATCCAGATGATGATGCTCGAATGCGAGCACAACCCCTGGTACTTCTTCCGTGAGATCCAGCGCGTACCGGCGAAGTCCGGTGGTGGTAGTCACCCACTGCGGGCGAACCGCGGTAACATCGCCATGTTCTGGTCGGTGTTGAACAGCTTCATTACCTACGTCCAGCAGATCCGTCAGACCGGTAAGTCGCTGAACACCCGTGCGATCGTGAACTACTTCCACAACGTCGCCGCTCAAGATTCCATGCACATCCTCTTTACCAAGGGCGACCTTCGTAAGGAAGAGATCAAGGAATACAAGACCATGCGGGACATGCTGCCTCGGTGGATGTGGTTCATCCACCCCAAGGACGCAGACAACCAGCATGAGTTCACCACTCTGTCGCGTGGTAACCGGACCAAGTCCTACGTACCGCAGGGCGACCCGGAATCGGCGAACAACGTGGGGCGCGGTACCACCCCTACCTTGGTTACCGGTGACGAGGTGCCGTTCCTGTCGTACGCTGAGATTTCGATCCCGGCACTGATCGCTGCAACTACGGCGTCCTTCGACGAAGCCCGTGCCAAGGGTGCCATGCACGGCATCTTGTACACCACTACCGCCGGTGACTTGTCCACCGACTCCGGTATGTTCGTGTTCGAGAAGATCAAGTCGGTGGCGATGTTCTTCAGTGAGATCCTCTACGATGCGCTGAACCGTGCGGATGCCATCAACATCATCCGAGCGAACTCCAAGTCCCAGGCACCGTACGTCGACATCTCCTTTACCCACTTGCAACTCGGTTATACCGATGAGTGGCTGCGGGAGAAGATTGCTTCGACTCCTGCCTCGCGTGACAAGATCCGTCGGGACTACCTGGGTCAGTGGACGTTCGGTTCGGCGTCTAACCCGATCAAGGAGAAAGTCCTCAACAAGATCCGCAAACACGTTAACCCGGAGCCGTTGACCGACAAGACCAACGAATCGTACATCATCCGGTACCATGTCCCCAAAGCCGAAGCCTTGCGGCGTAAGTCGGTGTTGGGCCTCGATACCTCCAACGCCGTTGGTCGCGACAGCATGTCTGGGGTGATGATCGATGTAGAAACCGGTGAGGTGTTGCTGGCGTTCTCGGTCAGTGAGTCCAACCTGATCCGCTTCTCGATGTGGTTCTCCAAGTTCATTCAGGAGTTCACGGAATGTACGATCGTTCCGGAAGCCAAGTCGACCTGGATCACCATCCTGGACTACCTGCTGATTGACCTGCCGGTCAATGGCGTGGACCCAGGTCGTCGGATCTACTCCCGCGTGGTGGACAAGGCGGAATCTTCGGATGCTGCCAAGCGTGACTACCGCGAGTACTCCACTGGTATCGCTACGGAACGTAAGTACTTCCCGTACCGTTCGGACTTTGGCTTCCCAACTTCGGGCCCGCTGCGTGAATCGCTGTACATCGACATCATGCCGATTGCAACCGAATCCACTGCGACCCTGATCCGTGACCAATCGCTGATCGATGAGTTGTCCACCCTGGTAGAACGTCGGGGCCGTATTGACCACGCTGCATCGGGTCACGACGACCACGTCATCTCCTGGCTGATGACCCACTGGTTCCTGCGCTCTGCCCGTAACCTGGATCACTACGGGATCAACACCCGCAACATCCTGAGTCGTCTACGCACCGCGGCCGTCGAGTCTCCTGAAGAGACCAAACGGATCATGAAGGAAGAGCGGCTGCTGAACGACATCTACAGCCTGGAAACCCGTGTCGATAACGCCGTGTCGGAAATGGAACGTCGTTACCTCGAGACCAAGCTCAAGGTGTTGAAGACTGAGCTCAAGTCCGTGGAGTCGGAAGATACCGGGGTGTCGCTGGATAAACACTCCGATACCGCCCGCCACAACAAACAAGCAGATGCCAAGGCTAAACACCGTGAGCAGATGTTTGGTGGGTTCCGCAACAACATGTTCATTGGTAACCGTCGTCCATGGTAGCGGCATAGAGGCAGGTGGGTTGCCCCACCTGCCTCTGGCCTTTATGCGCGACGATTCAGGTTCTCGGTTTCGATCTCGACGTTCATGGTGACGTCTTTGAGAGCGAGGCTACCGGAAAGCTTCATCACACCACGCTCTGGAGCGATCTCCAGCGTGATGCAGCCCAGACCACCGACACTGAACATGCGGTGGACTTCGTGCTTCTGCACCGACTTCAGTGGCAGTTCACGGAAGGGGATGCTGATACCATCAGACTTGGTGAAAGTCTTGACGTGAACTTCTTTGATCGAGTCGCTGAAGTCCATGTTCCCGTCGGCAACCAACTGGAACAGGTTGACCATGGAGGCGCCGAGGCCGATCGATACTGGTTTCATTATTCTACCTGCTAGGGGTGACTAAACACCCCATTTAACAGGTCAGTAAAAATTTACTCAGCATACCAGTACAGGAACTGCGATACCTCGCTCAGCACAAACCTTGCGCAACCGCTCGTCTGCCTTGCGGTACGCCTCCAACGCATCGAGGGTACGCTGACGGGCGCCTGGCGTGATCTTGCTGGGATCAAGCCTCTTCAAGCAGGGCGTCATCAACATCGGCCTTCTCCTCACTATCTTCCCATTCGACTTCCAGGGCGAACACCACCCCGGCGAAGGTACCGGTACCCGAAGGACGGGTAGCCGAATTGATATTGCCCGTGACGCGGTCGATCACGACATTGAAGATACCGATGTTGTCCAGACGACCGGCGATCTGGACGTTGCCGTCAGCGAAGCCGTTGATCCCATCGTGGACTATCAGGCTGGCACCGTCCTGGGTGACTTCGACCAAGCGTACGAACTTGATCTCCTTCTCAGGCGGTACAGTGGAAGCCGCAGCCCGGAAGAAGTTGAAGTCCTTGAAGTCCGCCAGGGGAACCACGAAGTAGGGCTTGTGCGCCCCATCAGCTGCGATGGTTTGCTTGCCTTCAGCAGCAGGTTGCTCCAGCGGCTGCTCGCGCTCGGCGTCGTAGGCTTCCACACGCTTGACGAGGATGTCTTGCAGCAGCTTCAGGCAATCGCGCTCCAGGCGGGCGGTATCGCCTTCCTCGGTAGCAATCTCCAACAGTCGAACATCGATCTCGGCCACGCGGGCCATGACCAACTGCACTTCGTAGGGATAGCTACCAGGCGCATGACCCAACGCGATGTTGTCTTCCTCGAACTTGGCTTTCGGACACCATGAACGGTAGCCATCGCGGTACTTGACTGCGTAACCGGGTTCGCCGTTACGTTCTTCTTCCCAGGCGACAACGATTTTACGGCCGTAGTAATGTTGGGTCATGTGAAGCTCCTTAAGGCATTGCGTTTTTGGTGGTACCCTGGCGATAGTGGCGCATGGTGAAGGTACGCAGCAACACGTACAACAACACAGCGTTTCGCACAGCGGCAAGCAGAACGTTGTTTTTGCTTTTGAGATTGCGCTTGGCAATCCCTTCAGCCAGTTCCCGCATTTCCATGATCTGTGGATCGGTGGTGCGGCTGGCTTGATACAGCGCCCGCATCTTCTTCAACAGCCCGCCCAGGTCAGATTGGTTCTCCATGACGTTGGGATTGCGTGCCAGGTAGTTGAAGGCATGTTGCAGGATGACCGTACAAAGCTGCTGGACGTCTTTGTCAGCACGAGGTGAGGCGTTGGCACTCATGTACTCCAAAGTCGACTCCAGCGAGCTCTTAGGCATCGTGGGCACAATGCTGGCTATCACATTAACGAGCTCCGGTACAATAAAACTATTTTTGTCCGGAAGGGTCTCGAGGATGTAGCGCATATAGGTAGACACCAGGCGCGTCTTGTCCCGCACCTTGAGCTCCCCGTCCATCTCGATCATGCTGTTGCTGGTCCGGATCTGCATCTGTGGCGAGTTCTTGACCATGGTGAACACGTCACGGATGTTCTTCAGGATGTCCTTGATGCGACCCTGAGTGTCGTTGACCATATACACAATCTTTTCGTCATTAAGAAATGACAGAAGCTCTTTATGGTGTAACTCACCCTTGGCGACTACGGCGTTAGCCCGAATACGCAACAAGGCACCCCAGCTACCAGCGACCTTCAGGCCGAAACGCTTGTTGAGCGCTGCGTAGGTGGCCTGCGCCACAATCGGATCCGCATTGTATCGGAACCAATCGGTGAGGATGGAAGTGATGAACTTGTACTGCACGACCAGGATAGTTGCGAGTGCTCCCTCGTAGCGCTGCTGTTCGTTCAGCAATGGACTGGTCATGAACTTGTGGGCCATCCAGAAGCACGACAGGTTCATCACGTCGCTTGACACGTGGCGGTGTGGCAGGATTGCTGGCAGAGCGTGGAGGTCATCTTCCAGGCTGTCTTCGTCAGCATCCATCACGTCGTTGAACCAACGGTTACGATCCTCATCCTTAAAGCGGACAGGATGGACACCCATGAGGTTTCCGCCGAAGAAAGCGATGTGGGTATCGTTCTTGTTTACGAACTGTTGCTCGTAGACTTTGACCTTTGTAAGAAACTTGGCATCGAATACGATGTGGGAACAATGTTTCTCAAAGGTACTGTTGACGTTGCTCATGAGTACCTCAAAAATCTGATTGTAAATTTTTATGACAGTACATTACTGTCATGATCCGAAGGAGAAGTGTCATGTCTGTTAAGGTTGAATCCATCAGCACCCGTGAGGGGATTGAGTGTGAAGACTGCTGCTCTTTCGCAGACACGCGTGTCATCACCCCAGGCGAGACTTTTCATCTCTGCCACAAACACTACCGCGACCGCAAGGACGATTTTGACGCCCTTAAGCCGGTAGGGGAAACCACATCATTAGTTTAGGTATACCGTGGAGGTAAGTAATGCAACCAGTCGTAGCTACTCAACAGAAAGCCTTCCGTCACGTCCTGGAACACCACATGCTCGATGAGCTCATGACGGACGAAGAGATCAGTGCGAGGATCATCGGCATGGAAGAAATCGAGATCCGCAAACCACGTCAAGTGTTTGGCCTGAACTACCCGGCCTTCATGACCTGGTCGCGGAAAGACAACTGCCTGGAATACCTGCGGGCGATCGTCTACCTGACCGACAGCCAGTACGAGCTCGAACGCTACACCGGTGTCTTCGGCACCATGGCCGAGCAGGTCCTGGAAGAGTTCAAAGACGTCACCAACTTCGACCAGTACACCCACGCCATGGAAACCCGTCAAGGCAGCATCAAGCTCCTGACCTTCCTGACTGGCGAGATCCACCCTGAACCGAAGTTCTCCTTCGAAGGTGTGGACTGGCCGGTGGTCGATGCACCTAACGGGGTGTCGGGCAACCCTGACTGGTTCGTTCAGCACCAACCACAGTGATACATGGCCGGTGGGTTCGCCCACCGGCTTTGTGCTGCAAACGCTTCGGCCCAGAGCGTCTGGGCGTGGTCGGAGCTATCCCAGCTTAGGCCCTGAGGCCGATCGGAGTTACATCCATGTCGAACAAACACCGTCACCTGCGTCACCGTCCCCAAACAACTACCCCTACAACCCAGGAGCAACAACCCATGTCTTTCGAAACCAGCGATCAAAACAACGCCAATACCCAATCCAACGAACAAGCTCAACAGCCTGCCGCCGTCCCGGCTCGCGCTCAGCGCACCGTCCTGGTCCTGCGTGCCCGCCAAATGGCGCTGGACGTGGTTCTGGACAACGTCTCGCTGATCCGTGCCCAGGCGCGCATCATGGAGTGCGTCGACAAGGACGACTGGGCTGAAGCCTTCAACCTGATCAAGGAAGAAGTTCAGCACCAGCGCGACGAGCTCCTCAGCAACGCTACGCTGATCGACACGGTCCGTATGGCCGAAGACACCGGCGAAGACATCGTATCGCTCGCAGAGCGCACTGGCACGTCCTACGAGGACATCGCCGATGCCTTCGAGCAGATGCGCAACGACAAAGTCCAACTCCAAGCTTAAGGAAGTCCCATGCCAGCTGCTAAGAAACCGACCGACAAGCCAGCCGCCCGTGGCGGTGTAGGTACCGTATCCGGTAAGCCTGACATCACCGATCCACGTCAGTCGCCTCCACGCACGCGTACACCGCGGGCTGAAAAGCCTGCCGACAGTCGTGCTGACGAAGCGACTTCGGCTCAGAAGGCCTACAAGACCACCCTCGATGCTCAGCACCAGATCCGCATCGAGACCATGGCCCATGCCTTGATCTACGACATCTGCCAGCTGCGTGACGTGGTAGCCCGCCTGTTGGCGATGGCGGTGATCGATGTGACGGTGATCGAGAAGTTCCTCGACTACTACGCCCCTCGTCTGCAAACCCTGCTCGAAGAAGATGCCGCCTGCGGTGAGGTCACTACGCTGGCCGATCTGGGTGAATGGCGCATGCTGTCGAGCGAAACCGTGCGTCTGCACGAAAATGCTCCTCTGGCCCCAGAAGACTTCTACAGCCTGCTTGTCAGTCGGTTGAAGAAGATCGAACTGTCGGCAGTGCAGTTGGGTGCGCTGCTCGAGTTTGCTGCCGTCGGTAGCCGTGATCAACCGTCCCGTGGTGAAGACTGGATTCCGAAGTCGTCCTCGCGCCGCGCATCGGCGCAGTAACTTGGAATCACTAGCTGAGGGGTACATCCCCTCAGCTAGCTTTTCTTTTTTTTTGTATTTTTGTACAGGGGATTCGCAATACTATGTTTCACCCTTTGCTGTCCAGGAGAAGGAGAGGAGGGGGTGGATATATTCACGAGCGGAGCGAGGGAATATATCCGGGGGAGGAGAGGATGAGGATAAACTC